GTCGACCCTTAGAGGGTTTACCCATTATGTTATTTCTAGTCATAGATTATTGTGTCATATGCATGCCGAAGAGGCTTGTAGATGAATGTAATCTGTGCCCTGGTGGGACCAGGAGACTAGTCACGTTTATAATAGCATGTTCATATTATAACGGTATATTATAGTCGAACTTTATATGTTGAGGAAGTGAGACATGTCACGATCATACCCTTTTTAAAGGGTATCACCTCATCGCACCTTCTATCGAAGGATTAATGGATGCCGATCGAGCTCATGTAGCTCGTGGATAAGCTGTCAGCATCGGAAGAACAGTCATTTACCATATCTAAATGGGGGAGAATTCCCTTTGAATCTCATTTATGTGGAGCTGTAAAAGAGATCAAGTAAATGTTTTAAGCACCAACCTGGGTAGGTTTGATACGCTCTACCCAGTATAAGTCGTATCGCTCAAACTAAATTACAATTTAGGAAAGGAGGAAAGGGTACGAGAAATCGTGTTGGAAAAGTAGATCAAGAGTACATAAACGAGCATTTGGATGCACGAAACGTACAATTAGAACCAAAGACTGAATATGTCAAGGTTAGAAATGCTAAGCCATACACAGAAGAAGAGTTTGCGGTTTTTCTTAGAACCAGGAAGTTTACTGCGGATGAATATAAACGATTCACCCGTAAACAACGGAAGAAGTTACAGGAATCTTATAGTGCCGATCAAGTGTTACCCGTAGACGTAGCACCGGCCAAGTTGAAACCTAAAAGAAAGAAGCAAACTAAAAAAGAGAGAGAGTTTAATCGTAAGTACGACGAAGTGTTGGAGAAATGTACTAAGGATATCTTTTGCATGTGTCCATCTTGTACTCCAGAAGACGAAGAATTCAATGAATTGATCTTAGCTTCTGAGGAGAAGAAGGAAGAGTCTAAGATAATTAAACCCATTATAGATCCTCGCGTTGCTGAGAAACAACGTGAGGGAGTGCGTAAAGCCAAGATTCGTAAGCGACAACAAAATAAAGCCGCTAAGATGGCAAAATACAGAGAAGAAGATAAAAAACGCACAAAATCATATACACAGAGGGTTTTTAGTACACCTGATTACGTTGAAGAAGAGAAGCAGGTGGCGATTGTTCCTAAAATCAATATTAATAAGGCTCGTAAGAAAGAGGCCGCATTAGTTAGGGAGATGGCTACTCGTAATAAGGCTCGTAAGAAGGAGCGTAAGAAGGCCAACCAAGCAGCTCGTAAAATCGTAGTAGCTAAGGCGGAAGGTCTCTCAGGAGAACAGATCCTAAAGCGATTTGATGTAACGTCAGCATCAGCTTTTGAAGAAATCAAAAGGTGTTGTGAAGAACTTGGAGAAGAATTTCTGCTGGATGAGGACATAGATATAGCCCGCCAGAAGTATAAGCTTGGGATGTCACTTCAGTCTTCTCAGCTTTTAGGATGGTGGGCTCGGCTGGTTAACTTTGTTAGGGATCTTAGAGAAACTGTCTCTCGAGCCGTTTATACTATGCTTAACAGTTTTTTAGAGCTAGTATACCAAGGACTACACTTTGTAGAACAACTGGTTACAAGCATAAAGTCACGGTTCACCCCCAGAATGTTATATGACATCGTTGGGGTCTTAGTAGATATACTTATTGTGGTATATGCTATCTATTCACTAGATGGGATCCAAATTATGTTAATGCTTAACTACGTATTAACTAAATACGTTTCTGATTATTCATCTAGTGTTTTGTTAGCGTCAGCGCCAGTTTTGTTATTAACTAAGCTTGTTCTTGGTAAGAAGCAAGAAGTCAAAGCTGAGGGTTTCAATCTAGATGCAGGTATAGAGTTATTAGATGTAGTAATGCAAAGTGATATGTTTGGAGCTATCCAGCAATTATTTATGTCGCTGGTATCTGCTAAATTGGTTAATAAGGATGTTAGTGATTATTTATCTCCATTATTTGAGGGGAATACACCTCTGCACATTATAAAGAACGTTTTGGTTGCCACTTGTAGGGTGATAGCCGTTAGTGGTCTTATATATCAGGGTGTATGTTTGTCTAAATCATTATTTAGGCCTAATCCTCTCAAAGCCATTCGGAAGGATATTAATAATCTGTTATCTTATCATGGTAGGGTTAGTAATTCCCATACTGATGGAATGAGTAGTATGAGTACTGCCACTTTTGAACAAAAGTATCAAGAAGTGTCGTCAATTTATGAGGCTATGACCAAGACGTATATTAAACATAGCAAGGAATTTGAAGGTATTGCTAGGGATTATATTCAGTTAAGTATTATGCGAGATGAAATATTGGTATCTGATAGTACTTACCGGAAAGCTCCCTTGGGCTTCATCGCATATGGAGACCCTGGGGTTGGAAAGTCTAGCATAGTTAAAGCAGTGTCATACGCGGTTGCAGCAGTTCTCAACGTTGACGAAGGTGTAAATATAGTGTATCCCAGGACGATGTCTTCGGAGTATTGGGATCAGTATGAGCCCCTGTTACATAAAGTTATTCACTTATCAGAAGTAGGGAATGCTGCTCCGAGACTAGTTTCACAACGTGGAGACCCAGTCCTGGCGGAGTTGTGCTCTTTGTGTGATAGCGTCCCATTTTCGCCTAATATGGCTGCAGTAGACAAGAAAGGTCGTATTAGAGCTACCCCGGTTGCGGTGGTAGCAGATACAAATTGTAAAGATTTGAATGCTAATGTAGCCACAGGACACCCAGCGGCGATCTATCGACGGTTTTATTTTATAGAAGTTAAAGTGAAAGGAGGCGTCAGAGGCCAAGGTTGTGGAATTGACCCGGTGAAGGCCATGAATGCGCACTTAGATGACATATGGGATTTTTCTGTCTCTGTTCGTCAACCCACAGATTCTGTGAGGTACGTGGAGAATGTTATATTAGAAGGACCATTCTCTGTACTTATGGAATGGATGCTAGTAACGATTAATTCGCATGTTCAGGATACTTCAGATAATAGCTTGAATGAGTATTTGCGTGCTACAGTTCAATTCATGAACACTCAGCGCGTTAAGAATATGAGAGTGTTAGATAATGTTAGTTCATACGGTAGTGATGGATCGGACTCTATTGAATCTAAAGAGGCTAAGTCAGCGTATGCTGAAGGAGACGATGTCAGCGAAAAAGGACGAGGATACATATGTCCAGATCCAGTTTCAAACTACACTTTGGACTCCCAGATACCAGGCAGATGGCGATATAGGAGAGATGATGAGCGTAAGATCCAAGAGTATATGGATGAGTCTAATCCGGATGTTGATCGGTGGAGGCAATTCTTGTTATCTCATCAACATATATGGGATAATGAGAGTATAGAACTCGATGCAAAGTCAGATAGTGATATGTCTGACGATGAGGACGCAGTTCATCCCGTTGTCGTGAGAGACGGGTGGCTGACTCGTTGTACTAGTATGATTAAGTGCGGAGCAAAAAGTATTATTGGCGGTGGTAGACGTTTATATAACAGAAGTATTTGCGCTTACTCAAACCATCGAAGGACACATTGTAGGCTTTATGGAAAGATGTGGCTTGCGTGTGAGGCAAGTATGTTGTCGAGTATATCATTTGCTGAGCATCTATATGTTGTCTGCAGGGGACCGGAATACAAGAATTGTGTTACAAATGAATTCCAATTTATTCTAGGATTTATGGTATCGCTAATTTTTGCATCGTTGTTATTTAATAGCAGCAGTGTCGCTGGAGCAGGCCTGTGTACTGTCTTCGTAATATGCGGATTGATAATATCATTTTGTAGCGTAGACTTTTACCAATATGGTATTAATATGGGCTACTCTAAGCTCCGAGGACGCAAGTCTGACAGAGCAAAAGCAGCAGAATTAGCGTGGAAAGCATTTTTTGATGAGGTTAAAGATCCTTTTGTAGCTCACCATTTAATAAATTACGTTGCCGTGGGAGCTGGCCTGTTATCAGCTTTAGGAACATACATGGTCGTTAAAGCAGCTAAGAAAGCAATCGAAACTCAATCGGAAGGGATCAGTAAAGATCCTGAGCTTCGAACAGAGGAGATAGTGATGGACGCCAAGGACTCCTACGAGCGGATTGGCAACCAGTGCATAAATTCATGGAATTTGATGGTCAAACCTCTTCCTATATGTGCAGATTTTGGCGGAAATAAAGCAAATTTCCTAAACATAATATGTAGGAATGTTCGTAGGGCCCGTATACATAATGACACTAGTTTACACTATAGTCATGTTTTCGGTGTAGTTGGCCAGTTAGCTATAATACATAGACATGTTTTACCTCTGGATTATCCTTATACTATTGCTTTTAGCGCGTCTGGCAAGTCAGACGATAGCTCATACACATTACAGACCCTTATTACAGGTACACAAGATGTCCGTATAATCCATGATGATCTAGCGTTGGTGAAATTATCTAATGTTACAACATTCAAGGATGTACGTAAATATATTGTACAGGATGTTGTAAGAATAGGCTCTGGATCTGTGTTATATGATGACGTTAAGTTTAATTTGTACAAAGATCCAATTCAAGCCAAAGCTAAGAATTATAGTCCTGTCTATAGTCCATCATACTCATACGTATGGCAGAATCACGCTAGTGGAAAGTGTGGTTACCCATTGATTTGTGAGGTAGATGGTAGGTTTGGTATTATAGGATTGCATAGCGCAGGATTAGATAATAGCAATATGTGTTTTGCAATACCTTTAGGTGCGTGCAACATATCTGACGCTATAAACTCATTTAGTGAAACCTTATGTGAATCACTTGAGATAATTCCTACTGTCAAACCTGGACCAAACTCCATGGTTCGCTATTTACCATTAGAGAGCGTACAATATATGGGGAAGGTTGATGGTTATAAAGTGTTGCCAAATCAAAGTAGCAAGATACAGACTACGGTGTTTGGGGATGGTAAGGCTTATGATATTAGACAGTTTTTTATTGAGCGCGGAATTTACGATTTAGAGTATTTTTCTAAGCCAATGATGAAACATCGCACTGTTGACGGACTTTACATGTGCCCATACCAGAATAATGTGGCTAAAATGTGTGTCGAGAAAAAAGGCTTAGATAGGCAGATTTTGTTAAAATGTGTAGATGCCTTCCTTGACCACGTGACAAGCCTTTTGCCGCGTGAGCTTCGGTTACAACCATGGACCGTTGATGTTGCTATTAATGGAGCGTTGTATGACGCGTACGCAAGAAAGGTTAATATAGCTACATCAGCTGGGTTTGGATATCCTGGGAAGAAAAACCTTTATTTTGATTTGAATGAAAGTGGATCCCTGGAAATGGTACCCAAACTTAGGAATGCTGTCTTAGATAGGCTGCGAGCACTAGATACAGATAAGATTTACCCTCAAATTTATGTAGGAAACTTGAAAGATGAGGTGGTAACAGCTGAAAAGGCGGCAATTGGTAAAACTAGAATGTTTTATGGAGGTTCATTGCCTGATCTTGTCGTAGCTAGAATTTTGTTAGGGCCATTGTATACTCTGATGATGGAATATAGGTCGGTATTTTGTACGGCTATTGGTATAGATACTCATCGTGAAGCTTTATCACTATTACAGCAGATTGGAGTAGTAGATGACCAAGGGGAAATCATAGAAGATTTTGTCCCCGGAGATGGAGATTTTAGCAATTATGACAAGTCAATGCCAGAAGATATTGCATGGGCTGTCTCAAAATTTTTCTCAAAACTCGCCAAATACATGGGATATAATGATATTTCAATGGTGAGATTGGAACGTCTTCTATATTCTATGCAACAACCCTGGGTGGTAATCTTAGGCGGACTATTTATCCTTGCCGGATTAAAACCCTCTGGCGCGTATGGAACCACTGAAGATAACGGAGTTCGAAACGTAATTATGTGGATGTATTGCTATTACCTAGTTTTCAAGAGAGTAGATAATTTCTTCGACAATGTCAAGATAGCTACAAATGGAGATGACGTTATAGCTGGGTTCAGAGCAGTGATAGCCAACAACTTTAACTGTAAGGTGTTTGGAGATTTAAGTTATGTGCATATAGGGGTAAAATTTACACCCGCTTCCAAGAGTGGAGAAGTAAAACCTTTTACTTCGGTCCAGGAAATAAGTTTCTTAAAACGAACTTTTGTACGGCACAATGGGAAGTGGGAAATGCCACTAGATAAGTCCTCTTTCATTAAGATGTTAGGATATAGGCAACCGTCTAGATCTGTTACAAAAGAGGAGCAGCTTACTGCCACAGCTTTTTCTGCGCTCTATGAGATTTATTTTCATCGGGACATTGATTTTGATGAATTTAGAAATCATTTGATAAGCGGTTTAGTTGCGGATGGTATTTCGGGTGATTACCTTGAAGATTTCTTACCAACAAAGGTAATTATAGAAGAAAATTTACGTCCCTCAAGAGATGCTGTCAAGGGAGGAAGACCAGTGATTTGTGGAGTAGGAATGGACGAAAACCAGGACCATTGCTGTGATCCCACAAGTGAAATTAAGGCTGAAGGTGAGCCAATTTCTCTAGGTATAAGTCGGCCAGAGATCTTAATAAGACTTGCTGAAAACAAAAGTTTTAAAGAAGAAGTTAGTGATAATCTAACCGTAGAATATGAGTATAAGATCAAGTTATTAAACTCGATGCTTACTCGGTTTAGTAAGATGCATCCTGTGTGTGATGTCAAGGAATATAGGAGTGTCCTTAGATCAGACCGATATAATAGAGATGCCAATTATCGCAAGAGCGTAGATAACTATTTATCACTCTATATTGATATAGAGAATATGCAATTGGAAATTGACACTCTTTTGAGAGTCATGAGACGTAGAGGAATCAGTGCGGAAGGAGATGTTGGGGCGACCAACAACTTGGACACCCTAGTAGATAGAGAAAACTTAGAGGATGAAGGAAAGATCGAGGACAGTGTGAGTGTTTCAAAATTTAGGTACTCGAACTCGCCGGATACAAGTGTAGACTTACACAAGTTTCTGCGACGCCCTGTGCTTATATATTCGAGCGATGAGATTTTATCGGGGGGCACTTGGAGTAACACCAGATATTCTGGAGTTACTTTAGCGCCATGGCGGACATACCTTGCAAGTCCGGCTATTAGGGCCAAGTTGCGGAATTTTGGTTTTCTCAGGGCAACGATGTGTTTAAGAGTGACATTTTCCGGCACCCCTTTTCACCAAGGTAAGGTTGTAGTAGCACCCGTTCCTATACCCTCGCAAGTACCAACAATTACGGCTTGGGATACTATAGATTTAACAGGTCAGTTAGGAACTTATTTTTTAACGTGCATAAAACAAAAAGTAATAATAGATGTTGGCGAGAATAAACCCATTGAGATGAGATTTCCTTATTTCAATTATATACCAATAGGTCGATTGTTTAATAATACCGGAACGGTAGCGTCTAGTGATGTATTCGATGACTTTTCTGATTTACTTGATGTGCATATGCGTAATATAAACAATATAAGAGCTGTTTCAGACACCGCTGGAGATGTTGCATGTAATGTATATGCATGGTTAGAGGATGTTGAACTCGGTAGTGCCACTGCCACTCAAATGGTCGTTGCTAATGCAGAGGGAGATGAGCGTAAGGTGGGACCAGTGGAGAAGATGTCATCGGCTTTAGCACACAAAATGTATCAAATGAAAGATGTCCCAGTTATAGGACCATATGCAATGGCATCTAGTGCTGTAGCTGAAGAGGTTGGGAATCTTTCCGCTTTAATGGGATTCTCAAGACCCATATCTGAGCGAGAACCTATGAAGATAATTTTTGGCAGAGAAACTAGTGCATCTCATGGAGTGGGATCGACTTTTGGAAAGAAGATAACCTTAGATCCTTTACAAGAAGTGTCCATTGACACGTCATTCTCAGGCGTGTCCGAGGATGAGATGAATATAGGCTATATTGCTAATATTGAAAGTCTTGCTCATCAAGTTGATGTGTTTGTTTCGGCCAAGCTATTTGATGTGATATTTGACCTGCCAGTGACACCACAATATGCTCAACCTTTGGTTATAGGACCAAAGACTTATGCTCAACCGACTAATTTATGGTTTAGTAGCTCTCCTTTTTCTTACTGGAGAGGAACGATTATCTATAGAATTGAGATAGTCAAAACTAAGTTTCACCGTGGGAAAATAGGTATACTATTTGATCCAAACCCCGCAGCCACGACCCAAGATTCAATCAGTCTGGAGAAAATGATTATAGTTGATTTACAAGAGACCGACAATATAGAGGTTAGGGTAAATTGGGCCAATCAGTTTGATTGGAGATATCTTGGTGATGGTAACGTCCAGTATAATGGTCGGATTAAGGCATTTGTTATCAATAGGCTTGTTTCTCCTGATTCAACGATCCCTATTGAGATTAACGTATACATGCGCAGTGATAACATTATTTATAACGGGCTAGTTGATAAGTATAAGGATGTATTAACGGTAACTGCTGAAGGGGATGATGCAACGCCTTATGATCTTAATGAGGATACAGCTTCGGACGATAACAATGGAACTCTTTACTTTGGAGAGATACCTTTCAGTTTTCGGACAGTGCTCAAGAGATTTGAGACAGCTGGGTTGCTACTTACAACTAACCTTAACGGTGGTAGCTTCGGCTTACCTACTAGGGTTAATATGTTGGCATCACCATCAACGACGAATCATACGCTATTCCATTTTATAAGTAAAGCTTATATAGGCTATAAAGGAGGACATAAGTACAGACTAACACGAGTTGATGGTGCTATGTCACTGAATGATACTGTAGTGGTCAGATTACGTAGGCCCGGCATAGAGATACCGAGTATTGTACCATCTACTGTTAGTTCAAGAAGGTTGTCTATAGTTGGAGGAGAACGTGGTAATTCAGCCTTTGATAGCTACTTTGAATATGAAATTCCATATTACTCAAATAATTTGTTTTTGCCAGCTAATGGTGGCATAGTAGCAGGAAGATCTTATGAGGCCCACTTTTTCTCAAACTATGATCTAGAGTATAGAACACAGCAAACGTTGTCAGGGGCAGAGCCCTATCAGTTTACTCTAGATTTTGCTATGGGAGATGATATGTCTCTTGTGCGATATGTA